TGGGACTCTTTTCCGTTACAGCAGTCTGGAGTTTTGATCCCGGATTGGCACGACGATATTTTCTGACGCCCTTCTCAGTAAGACCGGCACCCTGAGAAGTTGGAAGCTTCTCGCCTTTCTTGACAGAGAGTTTGGGCATCTTTGCCATTAGCCCACCAGAATTGTTGCATTGGCTGATGTAGGCATCTCTACGTAGAGGCCATCATTAAATCGGATACCGTGATCTGCCATAAAAACATCATTGCGGGCACCGCTATTGGCAAACATCTTAAAAACAATATTACCAGTGGCGCTGGCGCCTTCTCTTAAAATCAGAACCTGGGCTGAAGTCTGGCCCGAAGGGGTTACAAAGTCAACGAAACGAAGTCTGCCCCCAGCCTTTGTGACTGTCTGAGATACCGAAACAGCATAATATTTAAGGTTTGTTGACATTTTTATCCTACCAGAATTGTTGCATGAGAAGAGGTGGGCATTTCTACGTAGAGACCGCCATCAAATCGAATACCATGGTCGGCAATATAGATGTCGTTTACATCATTATTTTTTGCACCAAGAACTAGAACAATATTACCAGTGGCGCTGGCCCCTTCTCTCAGAATAATCTTGGCTAGATCTCCGCCTGCACCATGTCCGACAAAGTTAACACCGTGGAGGCGTCCACCGGCATTGGTCAGAGTTGTGGAGGCGGAAACAAAATAAGCCTTTACATTTGTTGACATGTCTAACAATCCTTTTTATATCGACATATGCCGATGATCTAAGCCAATTATAAATAGAAAAAGGGGGAACTCCAACCGGAATTCCCCCTCTCCTTAGTCTAATGGAGATTAGACGCCTGCATTGCCTCTCCACTGACGCCAATCACTCCAGCCGAAGCTATAACGCTCACGGGCCTTGAAGCGAAGGTTGCCGGTGTCGAAGTCTGGCTCCATCTTCGTGGCAAGAGGGGCTCTGACGAAGAGCTTCGTGCCATTGGGACAGTCGTTCCGGAGGAACCATGCGTCTGCGTCGGTGAAACGACGGTTGACATAGTAACCCTGTGGGACGAGACCAAGGTTGCGAACAGCGTTGATGTCGTTGTTCGGGCTGCTTGGACGGCCGGGGGAGGCCAGAATACGATCTGCATCGAACTGGCCATCAGGGGCAACATGAAGTGAGACTGGTGAAGCACCGATGAAGATGCCACGATCATCCTTGATCTTGTGGGTGTTGATGATGGCGGTCTCAAGGGTACCCTCTGCCAGATCGGCAGCGGTCTCTAGGTTTGACTGGTTGCCGTCGCCGACAGTGGGGTGTGCACTGGAGAACAGTGCAACAGCGTCACCACCGGGGTAGGCAGCAGAGAAACCATTGTTGTACACGTTGGCTGCCTTGACCTGCTTGGTCTGAGCCATTGCACGGGCAAGGGCACGGGCACGGATCTTGGCGAACGTGTCATAGAGGTTGTCCTCCATTGCTTCCTCAGTGACTGCGAAAGCAAGGGCGACAGTCTCGTGGGTGTAGCGTGAAGTCCATGATTCCTGAGCGGTATCGTAGACAACGGCTGAACCCTCGGCCTTGGTTGGAGCAGCACCAAAGCCGGTCATTAGCACTTCTTCCTCAAATGCACGATCTGAAGATTCGATGTCGAAGAGGGGCATATGCTCCTCGTCTACAGCGGAATATTCCAGACCGAAGATTGCATTCAGACCGGGAAGAAGTTGCTTGGCAATATCAGCACGATTAATAGCCATGTCTCAACCTCCCTTAGCTCTGTGCTGCTGAGGTGTAGGAATCGACATGCTGTACGATTCGGACCTCAACCTTGGGGTTTGCATCGCCAAAGGCATTGTCTGGAATATTGTTCAGACCAATAACCTGTAGCATTGCAGAACCAGCGGTGCGACCAGCAACCTGTAGACCAAAGCCAGAACGGCCAGTCAGGGTTGAACCTGCACCAAGGGTAACAGTGTAGTTGATACCGACGTCACCGAGTGAAACGGTGGCATCAGCCTGAACTACGTAGGTAGCCTTTGGATCGTCCATGACGATTGCAAAGGGTGAACCATCAACTGAAGACGTGCTGGCTGGCCAATAACGACCAAACACAGGCTGCTTGCTGACGGGATCAACATACTCGACGCCCATGAGAACGCCAAGAGCATGGTCAGTGGTAGTAGTGATGACCTCAACAGTCCCGCTTGAACCAAGCTTTACAACGTCACCGGTAAACATGCTGGTGCCGAAAGCGTTGGCAATGCGATAGCGGGTGGTGCCACCTGAGTTAGCACCTGAGCCTCGCATTCTAGCAGGGACTAGGCCATTTAGACCTTTATTCAAAGCCATTGAAATTCCTCCTATATAGCCTTGAGTGGCCAGTCTTACCCATCGAAATGAGCGGACTTGCCCGTCCTTGCCCTTGTTCTGCTGGCATTAGTAATAGGAGCCCGTGAATCATTGTCTCTCATGAGGTTGTGATTGACTGCCTCATTGAGGATTCTGGTTCTTTCGGCTGACCTATTAAGCCGATCTTCTCTCAGTTCAAGGGGGATCTTGGCAAGGGCTACATCCCCTCGAATAACACAACCAGAGAGACGACCGACGTCAAGACCCTTGAAATTACGAGCCATATCAGGGCATTCTTCCTCGGTGACAAATTCCCAACCTTCGTTAAGGCGGACACCAATATTCTTGGTATCCTCTTCGCCTCTGACTGAAATGCGGATCCACTTCAGGGCAAAGCCCTTGTCAAAGAATGAATCCTTGACATGTTCCGGAATGTCCAGCCAGTTGGGACGTTCATATGTATTGAGACGGGAATCCCGGTCTCGCTCGTTATCAGTTCTTGACTGTCTTTCAACTACTCGTGCCATGACTTATGTTTCTCCCACGCTAACCAATGTTGGTATAATCGCCAGCAGATCTCTCTGCCTTTTTCTTTTCGGCTGCATACCGTTCAAGTGGAATGCCCCATTTCTTGGCAAGACTAACATCATCCTGAGTCAGTCTAACCTTGTTGGAGGGTGCCTGTCTGCGTGATTGACCGGCTACCACCTGAGTGGGTTTTGCGTCACCACTAGGACGAAGTCTGGAAGGAAGCTCCTTGGATAGTCTCCGATCAAGCTCCTCGTAAAACTCATCATCTCTTGGATCAAAACCCTCATCCTTGAGGGACTGATCCACGGCAAGGGCAATGGATGTACCAATCTTGTCCTTGCCAAACCATTCGTTCTTCTTGGCCCACTCCACGGCACCCTCGTCATACTGGGTTACTGCAGGGCGTTCCACGGTGTTTTGTACCGGGGCCTTGTGGGTATTTCTATTACCCATGATATCTGCATATTCAAGCATCTTCAACTCAGCCTGTGCTTCAGCAAGATCACTCTGGGCTTTTACCAGATTGTCCTTGTCTCCATCATCAAAAGCACGGGAGAAAGACATCTGCGCTGCCTCGACTCTGCGCTTGATCTCTTCCTTCTTGGAATCTACAGACTGTCTGCGATAGTCAGAGATATTCTTGTCTTTGTCTGAGAGGGCTGATTCAAGATACTTGATCTTCTCGACGGCAAGGGCCAGCTGTTCATCACGCTCCTTGCGCTGGGCAACAAGCTTTCTGATTCTCTTCTCAGCACCCTTGGTGTTGATACCCTTGAGTTCTTCAGGCTGTTCTTCCTGAATTTCTACAGAATCAACTTCTGTTTCTTCAAGTTCAACTTCTGGTTCAATTTGGGGAGGGGAGGCGGGATTCTTGGTATCAATGGTGTCCCAGCCATTATCATCATCATTATCATCAATCATTTTCTATATTCTCCGTTGGTGGCGAATCAATCGAATTACGCCGGTTAGTGTGAAAGATTAAACATTGGATCCAGACTTGCTGGATCATCGACTACCATGGTGATTTCATCATCATAGCAGATGATTAGTCTGACACCCTTATATAGAAACTTAGCACCTGTATGCTTACCATAACAAACATAGTCACTCGGCTTGCACCAAGGACCACGGGGGAACTTGTCAGGATCGGCGTAGGCAAGATCACCTACAGCAAGAACACGGCCAACCGTGGTCAGATACTTCATGTCATCCTTGGCCTTGTCTGGAAGAAGAATACCACCCTTGGTTTTTGACCGAATGGGGACAGGGCGAATCAGGATACGATAACCGGGGATCTTGGGAAGGGGAGTTGGATCAGAAATATTCGTTTCTGAAAGCCAATCATCATTAAGAATTGACTTGCTTAGCTCTGGTTCAAACATGTTACTTAAAAATCATCCTCGTCAGCTTGGGTGAGTCTTCTCTCAATATCAGAACACATGGAAATAACAAGTTCCAAACCGTGGATTATTCCACACATGCGCTGATACTCTGCATAAGTATCACAAACACCCTGTGAGAGACTTGATCGGATACTGTCTAGTTCCTGTCGAATCTCCAGTTTGAGGTCTTCAAACATTCAAAATTACTTGGCGGTATATGAAGCTCTGTTGGCCATGGTGGGCTTGACGTTATCATTATAATCGCTCTTGGGGTCACCACGGAGCATTGATAGACGCTTTCTGCTGTTCCAATCGGCTGAAGAAGTCTTTGACCAATCGGTTGACTTCTTTACAGCGCCGGGGCCACTGGGGATCTTGCCTTCCATCTACTTGGTTCCTTTGCTCTGTCCCTCGACTTGATAAAGTCTTCGGACCATTTTCTTGGCATTCTCAATGGAGGAAGCCTTGGCGTGCTTCTTCCATTTACCGCCTACTTTCTTTTGTACCACATTTCCTACATTACGCCAAGGCATTATCAGGGTCTCTTTAGAAGGATGCTTGAAGAAGATCAGCTTCCTTGTTTCTCCGGGTTTTGTAATCGTCACCAAAGTCTCTCAGTTCGGAAAGGACATCATCCCAGCGACCCTGTGAGGCAGCTCTCCAGAATTTTGGAGTTCTTTTGGGGATGTTTCCGTACTGTCTGAAAACGGAGAGCAAGACAGTCTGCTTCTCAGGATCAAGCTGATCCCAACGGATGCCATCCTGTTCTCTCTGTGTTGAATTCCAAAGATCAGCCATGCGATAAAAATCATGGTACATCAGAGATTCTTCCACGAATCTGGCCTGTTCTTCAGATAGTGTAAGAGGATTCTCTAAAAGAAATCTCTGGGCTTCGCCACGCCTCAAACCAAGATAGGGACGGAATATGGAGATAAGCTCCTCAGAAAGACCCATTCTTCTCAGGCTGTCTTCATCCTGCTGTCCAAGATCAAGACCGGTGGCGATGGTGACACCTGAATTCTCAATGGGGTTTCCTTGTTCATCTTCTGGTACATATCCGGATGTCTCGAATCCTTCGACATCCCGGAGAAATTCAAACATGATGGGTGCAACTGTGGGTGTAAATGTGGGTGTAACTTCTTCTGACGTAGTACTCTGAGGTGCCGTGGGCTTTACTTCTGGCAGACTCTGCATAGCCTCGAACATGCTTGCATCGGTGGGAGACAGGGGCTCTACTTCTGGCAGACTCTGCATAGCCTCGAACATGCTTGCGTCGGTGGGAGACAGGGTCTCTACTTCTGGTAGACTCTGCACATCCTCGAACAGTGTCATAGAAGGTTCATCAGTCGTAGGATTAGACCCGTAGCTATTGATCAAAGCA